ATTGCCATACTTGAGGCATTGGAAACTGCAGAGTTTGGCAAAACATGGTCAGAGTTAGGCAACGATCTCAACCTGCATCATGGTCAAATATCAGGCGCGCTCTCAGTGCTACACAACGCTGGTCGAGTGTTCGCATTACGGCGCGAACGAAACAACAGCCAAATTTACTACCATTGCAAATATCGCACATCATTTGGCGATTACGAGCGCCTAGATTTTCCAGTTAAGACAGCCCACGCACAAGCCACAGACGCGCTAGATGCACTTTTGATGGCAGTAGATCAGTTGCTTGAGTGCCAAACCATGCAAACAGTTGCAGCGGTACGTCACGCCAACGAGATGTACAAGGCGGTTAAACATGGCGTTTGATCTTGCACTTTACGAGACGGTTGCTCAACGCTTAGTGCGCTGGTGGACAGAGTTTGACAACGGCCGCATTATCACCACTATTCATCACTATGACGGCTCAACTATCATCATGCGCGCTGAGGGTTACAACAACGAGGACAGGCTTATTGCCACCGGATACGCAGAGGAGGTGTTTGGCAACTCGCCAGTCAATAAAACAAGTTTTTTGGAAAACTGTGAAACATCGGCCATTGGCCGCATGATCAGCAACAGCAAGATTGGGCACACGGGTGAGCGCACATCGTCTGAGGAGATGGCAAAAGTTAATCGGCTGACCGCTACGCCTAAGCCAGATGCACATGGCAGCGCTACACCTAAACAGATTGGGTTTCTTAAGTCGCTTGCGCGCGGTAAGGGTTGGGATGATTTGCAGTTGCTCGAATACATTCACCGATTGTTACAAGTTGATGACTGTGTAGTTGAGACGTTGACCGCTGGACAGTGCTCGGCCGTTATAGATGGGCTAAAAAAATGAGAACAATCACAGACGAACTAAATGATCTAAAAGCAATCCTTGACGCATTACAGCAGTTAAACGGTATGCATGACTTTATTGGCAAAGATGAGGTTGATAGCCGTTTGCGTTGGGCAGTAAAAAACATTGCAGGCAAAATTAATCACCTATCAAACCTGAACGGCTAAACCTATGAGAAACCCAAGTGATGAGTACGACCGATTGCATGATCACATGACAGCGATAGCGCGCGAGCGTGACCACGCAGTACGCACGATAGACGCGCTTACAAAACAACTAGAGGAACTTAAAGATGCACTGGTCTTGGCGCATGAGGCGCTACGTAGGGAAATGCCATGAGCCGTCACGTCTGGCTGGCATTGGCTTTAACAGTGCTATGCGCTGTGCTTATGGTGCGATCTGATAAAAAGTAAGACCCACACAATCGGCTAGTAACCGGATACCTAAGCGAGTCGCATCGCGGTTGGATGACCAGCGGTAACGCTGTTAGATCGGCACGCATTAACACAGCAACACGAATGTGACAATGCACAGTGTCGAGGCGGCCTGTAAACATAATCAGGCAGATGTGCAAGGTAATCGGATTGAGGCAGCCCGATGGGTAGAGCATCATCACTCTGTCTCGATACACACATACAGATCGCATACACTTAACAAACCGACACAACAGAGAGCAGCCCGTCATGCAACGTCAACACCAACCATTGCAAGCAAGCGCGCCAGCGCGCGGTAGCACAAGCGCAGCGCGTGAGCACAATCATGCCTGCTAAACGCAGATCAACAGAGCACGCATCAGCAACATACATACGCAATCGTAAACTCATACTCAGTGACAACCCACCGTGCCATTGGTGTGGCATCAACGCTGCATCAGAGGCAGATCACTTAATTGAGACAGATCGCGGTGGCACATCCGAGTTAGACAATCTTGTTCCAGCCTGTCGCAAATGCAATGCAACTCGCGGAAATAAATATCGAGCAGCGCGCGATGACCAACGCACACGCCCAAAACAAAAACCAAAAATAATTTCCGCAAACCCAATGCCAGTAACAATTTCAGAGACCGAACACTCACAGCGTTGTGTAGCACTGAGAGCGCGCCTGATATTTGACCATGATGCAGGTTGAGATCGTTGCCTAACTCTGACCATGTTTTGCCAAACTCTGCAGTTTCCAATGCCTCAAGTATGGCAATCTGGCGCTTACCTGTAACACCTGTTGCGTCCTCATGCAATGCGCGCGCTGTAGATGTTTTAGATCTTGCAACGTGGCCGCTCTTGCCGTTGTAGGGCAGTGATGGATGGTCACTTGTTTTCATGTCGGGTTTCCTTTGGTCGGGTTTACTGTTTGGACTTTAGCACACGCTTTTAAGCCGGGATGACACCACAACACTTTGCTTGGATTGGTTGCATGGTGTGTGCCGCGCATCATTAACCCACACAACTTACAACGCTTTAATGACATTGATGGCCGCGCGAATTACTGAGGCATTAAACCTGTTTTGTTGACCGCCAACGGTCATGTGTGCCTCATACATCAATTCCAACTCATCAATTAAAATCAAGTGGTTATCTAGTCGTTCTATTGGCGCTACTGGTTTGACGGTCAAAATGTCATCTATGAATTGCTTAAACACTTTGTTGTATTTGTCGCTGTAGGTATCGGGATACATTGCATCTCTTGTTTCTTGGCTTAAGCCAGTTTCGGGATATGGTATGTCAGCCATTTGTGGCTGCCCACGCTGACCAGCCCACCATATTCCATAGGTGTAACGCGGCGCGGATGTTTACATCTGGGTTGTATAGGTCATCTAGTTTTTTGATGTAACCCTCTTGGATTAGCCATGTTTGGTGCACGCCGTTCATTTGGAATAGCCCTCGACTGCCGTTGTTGCTGTCCTTAGCATTAAACGCAAGCGGATTGCAAGCGCTCTCACGTTGCATTACGCGCAAGATCGTAGGTGACTCACTTATTGGCCAGCCAGCCACAAACGCATCGTTTAGGTATTCCATGCACCCTTTGTACGGCAACGTGGTGGTCGTGGCTATTGGTGTTAGCGCAATTGTTGGTGGCACAACGCTGTTGAGCACTGTAGTGATCTGTTCGCCCGGTTGCAGTTTGCGTTCTGGTGGCGCGCTGGCATCCCACAACAACACAAACGCTGCTAAACCGCATATTGCCCATGCACCTATTTTTATGGCTAAGTAACTCATTTTTTCTCCAATTGGTAAGGCGTTCCCCAACTATCTCCAATGGCGTTCTTAAACGCCATCTGTGCGTGTAGCACTTGGCCGTTGTCAGGGTCGCGGAATATCTGTATTAACACCATTTGCTCTGTGTCGAGTCTTGTGGTGTAAACCTCGTAAACGTATGTTTTGGCATCAGCCATATTGCATCTCCCCTTATCGTCGGTCATCTGACCTTAGAGGATCACTGTGGCAATTCGGTGAATACCCTCTTAAACGCTTGCTGAATAAGGCTTAACGGTTGATTGACGAACGCTGGTGCTACCTCAACGTGCAACCAATCGCCACCCGGCGCACCGTGTATCTCTGGCTTGCTGTAACTTTTCCATGCTTGACGATCACAACGCCAGCCACGCCCAAACGCTTTAGGAAAATAGTCAAGCACTTGCTCTATGCCTAACTCGTTTGCGTTAGCAATCAAGATGCGTAGAAACGCCATTGAGCCTTTACGGTTTGCTGTTGGATGTTTCTCTGACATCCGATATGACAAATCAACTGCTCGACCAGTGGCGTGCACACTTAGGTTGGTTGAGCCGCGCATATCGCGTATCCCCCATGAGCCGTTATTCCAAAACGCGCCGCCACCATATTTAATGGCTTGCCGTATCCACTCATCCATGCCGGGTAGAGGTGCAGCGACAGCGCCATCGCTGTTACCTGTGTATGGCCGTGAGCCAACGATCTTAGGGTTGGCAGGTATCACTTGCTTTTTTTGTTGCCAAACACGTTGCTTGACTCGCCGCCTTGTTTAGCGTTTACACCGTTACCGATTGAGTAGCCAATAATCATTGTTAACATTGGTACTCCGCTAGCCATATCTATTTTGTCGGCAATCATTAGCGCGGTTAGGCAAAGCAATCCAACTAACAAAATGACAAACTTAGGCAAGTTATTAACAGTCATAATTAGCCGAGTAGTAGTGCGGCTTCATCGGCTGTAATTCCTAGCCTGTCAAGTACGGCTTGGCGCGCTATGGCTTTAACGGCTTGCGCTTTAATTTCAGCCTTATCTGCGGCTTTGTCTATTTCGTGTTGCGCTAATTCTGCGTCATTCATTTCGCGCATGGTTTCGCCGTCAAATGTCATTGGTTTTGTCATGAGTTTAGGTATCCGTATAGTCGAGCAATGCCTGTCATTGTTGTTGCGCCTGACATAATCAAAGTCAGTGAGTCGTACTGTGTGTTCGTATACATTATGCCGCCAGAATAATTGACTGCAACCGCAGCCGCAGTGCTATTTACACCGCTCAAAACAGAATTGAATCGTGAGTTGCTTGCGCCTTGTGGGTTGAACAAAGTGATTTGCATCATCGGATAATCTGCGCTTCCGTAGTAACCGATGCGATGCGATGATTGACTGCCGCCTGAAATGCTGTCACTGCCAATCGTGCCACCAGTTGTCACATTGAAGCCGCCTGTGTTGTATGTTGAACCACTGTCGTCAGTGCCAGCCGCACGATAACGAAAAGACACGTTGCCACCAGCGCTCATAGCCGATGTGGTAACAACAAGCAAATAGTTTTGATAAGTAGATGTAAAACTAGATGCTGGCAGACTTGCTGTATTTGCTGCCGTAATTGTTGTAGAACTGATAAAAGTTAAACCGCCAACCGGGTTAGCGGCTGCAAAAGTAAAGTTGGCATTAAGCGAGGATGCTGTAAGCACCTCTCCAGAAACGTAGGTGGTCAATGGCATGGTTGCACTTTATCCTATGCGAGCGCGTTCGTGGTAGATAGCACACCAAACGTGATGTTATCCAAAATTAGATCTGAGAGCACGGTTGTAGCCGCCGTGTAGATCGTGACTCGATGCCCAGTTGAGACGTTTATGCGGTGCTCAATGCCCTCTATTGATAAGTCTTGCGTAATGGCTAGTGGGCTGCCGCTGGTAAATGTTTTGGTGGCTTGCACCGTGTCACCAATTTCACTGGTGGTAAGAGCCACTTTTTGTGGCTCTGTAAGTGTTACAAAACTTGTTGAAATGCTGGTGAAACGCGGCAAAGGTAATGGCACGAGTAAGTAACTGGCAAGGGTTGCGGCCTGTGCATTGCTACTTAAAAGGCTGTCTGTGATTGCTGATGTTTGCGTAAAATACTGGCTGATAGATGAGGCGTTAGTAGCGTTTTGTAGTGTGCCGCCAACCTCTATTGTTACGTTGGCGTTGTTAATTACTGGCGATTGATCAAACTCAACTTGCAGCACGTCATAATCTGTGCCAACGCCTGTGTCACTAAACGTGGCTATAGGTGTTGAGAGGGTTGTGCCTGTTCGAGGTTGTGCGGTTAAGACGTTTGTGCGGCTGCAAAAAATGCGGCCTTGCTCTGCCTCTTGGATGCGGTTGAGGTAGGCGTTTACGTTTGTGCCACTAGCAATCGTGTAAGCGCCTAGCGTGGCGGTTGGTGAGGCCGTGAGCGATGTAGTGCCTGTGTAGTTTGCGGCCGTTAAAACGGCTGTAATGCGCGCTGATGAGGTTTGGCTAGTAGTCACGGTTTGAGGCAAGAAACCTTGCGACAGGGTATAGATATCATCGGCAGCAAATACCGCATATTGGGTTAAACCATCCATTGTGTATTGCTGATTAAACGTGGTGATTTTGCCAGTAAATAGGCGATCACCGTTACGGCTTAATCTGATGTCTCGTAGTGGTGCTAATCCAGGTTGCTCTGTAAGTGTGTTGTAATACGGGCTAGATGTGTTAAATGGGTCTAGGTCACGGTTTGTTTTCGGTATGTTAATTGAGACCGCCATCTGTCCGGGCCCAAACACATCGCGCGGCCGTTTGCGCCCTCGACTTATTGTGATGTCTTGCACAAGGTTTGAGATATCTACATAGTCCAAACCATCGCCGTCTAGTACGGCAGTGCCGTTGAGTGTTGAGTCATCTAAGTAAAACGCTGATGAGTCGTAACCTGTGGAGAGTTCTAATAGGTAATCGCCACCAGTGATGACGGCTGCACCAGCCATTACCTGATCGCCAAGTTAAGTGGGCCGTACACTTGCGTGTATTGGGTCAGGCTGTCTAAGACCGCTTGCCCCGTTTGAGCGTTGGTCATTACACCGCTTACGTTTATTACAACACTGCCACCACCCGGTATGCCACCGCCTTGCTCTGGTCTAGTGCTAACTGGTGTCACTGATGGGCCATTAACGGCAAGATCAAATGATGCACTAATGCCTTTAATGTCTGGCAATTTAAGACCTTTAGCACCAAGCCGTTTTTGCGCTTCAGCAAACGCCGCCTCAACACCCTGCAAATATGATTGCGCGTTAGACACACCAGCGCCATACCACTGTTTGGCTGCAAGGTTGCCAATTAAATCGGCAGCAACTTTTGCTGAGTCAACAAGTTGATTAGTTTTAATAATGGCATTAGCGCCACCTGCAATAAGTTCTTTAGCAATTGCTGCACCAGACTCACCGCCAGCATCTAATACTGCTTTTAATGAGTCTTGTGAAAGGCCCATTGCTAGCAATGTTTTTACATCATCTGCATAAACCTGTATGCCTAAGACTTGATCTTGTAAACCTGCCAAGAAACCTTTACCTGTTTCATCGCCACCGTCTTTAGCATCCTTAAAACTAAACGCGCTTTTAAGACCATCTGAAACGCTTTTACCAAAATCATCAAACGCGGATTGTGCGTCACTAAGACTTGTTTTGGCGTTGTCTAATGCATCATTGAGTTGTTTGTCTAACGCATCGGCAGCCTCTTTGACACGGTCTGCCATTGCTTTAATCTTTGGATCTGCTTTGGCTGCACCGCCACCAAGACCAGTAACCGCATCGGTTGTGGTTTTTGATGTAATTCCCATTGACTCGATGTACTGTGACCAGCGTTCTGACTCTGTTGCAGTACGTTTTGTTTGTGCTGCCTGATCGTTCATAGCAGTTGTCAAATCATCTATATACATTTGACTTGCTTGCATTTGCAACCCTGCGTTAAGTATGTTGCTTTCTACTTCTTTCATTGCTTTGCGATAACCGGGCACAAGTTGTATTAAACCAATTGTTAACAATTGCAATGCGTTGTTTGCGCGCACAGCCATTTGGTTGTATTCGCGCACTACAGACGCGGCCCACATTTTTATGTATGCACCAACTATGCCCATATTGTCTAGGAATACATTTAGCGCGCCTGTTAGACCACCCTCGCCAAACGCTTTAATTGCTTTATCGGCTGCATCTGGCAACAAACCAATTGCGTCTTTGACATATTTATTGTTAAGGATGGCGTAACCAATTGACTCAGTTAAGTTATCCCAGACCGTTCCTAGTCGAGCCAGTTGACCGCCAAACGTATCTGCCGCTGTTGCTGACGCGCCGCCAAATTGTTTATCTAATGCTTCTTGTACTTTGCCAAAGTCTTTAGTTTTTTTAATGTCATCATCAAGCGGTATGCCAAGTTTTTGCAATGCGGTCATTTGACCCATTGAGGCTTTGCCTAATGCAATTGATACTGACTCTAAATCTTTTCCGGTAGCGGTGCTGATATCAAGCGATAAACCTAATAAATCTTGTGCTGTTGTAAGATCGCCAGTTGACCTAACAAGGTTGCCGAGCGCAACTCTTAACTGATTATCGGCAACACCTGTTGCCAATTCCATCTGGCCAACAAAATCCTCTGTGGCTTTAGTAGTTTTTTCGCTTGCAGCAAGAGTGTTGTATAACTGTTTTTCTAGCAATTCTTGTGAGCGTTGATCTTCGGCAGCCGCTTTAACAGACAAACCTAAACCTGCAATAACGGCAGTAGAGACGGCAGCAAACGCAGCGCCTACTGCTACACCTGTTTTACCAAACTTACCGAACGCTTTTTCGGCAGCCTTGATACCAGCGTCAGAGAACGCCGTAACAATGGGTATGTTAATTGCCATAAGTAAACCTTAAGTTTCTGTTGATCTGTTTCTCTACATCTTGCACTACTTCGTACACTTTTTTGGTGACTGGTTCACGGCCACGTTCTACGGCTTTATCAATGGCGCGCGGTTCTGGCCCTGCCTCAGCATTTAAGTTTGTTACAAATGTTGAGTTTGTGTGTCTGCCAGCGTGGTCATATATTGCGCCAGCGGCATCAGCCTGTTGTATGACCATTAACTGGTAAGGCTTAGCATTAAAGTCAATTTGCTGGTCATGGGTTTTAACACCCTCTGTATATCGAGCATAAGTAACGGTGCGTTCTTTGCTTGCCCTAACACCAACCTTAACCTTAAATCCTTTTTGCACTTGGTCTGTTTTCCAACTGGTCTCACGGCCTTTAATAAGGTTGCCGCGTGCCATACCAGACAATGGTGCGCCGTTCATTAGTGAGTTGTCAAAATGTGCAACCATTGATCGAGCATCGTTAATGATGTCTGCGCCAGCCGCTTTAATACGTTTTGTAACAAGCCTGCGATATTTAGGGTCAATTGTATTAAGTTCTTTTAACGCTGCTTGTATGCCCTCAACACGGACAGATGTAAGCGGCGTGTTAGCCATTAGCGACCGCCTCGTTGCTTGTTGAGTATCTCAATGACAGTGTTCATATCGTCTGCCTCAAATGTAATCTCTGACGGCCAGTAGCCAGTGGCAACAACAATCTCTGCCAGCGCGCGCCTTACTGAGCCGTGACCGCTTTTGGGTCTTGTGTCTCCAGTACATCAATGTTGGCAAGCAACGCAATGAACTGATCAAGCGTGCCGGGCACAGTTGTACCAGATGCGCGGGTTGCCTCGTAACACAAGTAGGCAAGATCCTCAACTCCAATACCTTGTGCCATCTCTGAGGCTTTGCGCTTGTACTTGCGTTCCCATGCGACAACGGTTGAGAGGTTAGTTACAACCTCGTTTACAGTGCCATCGTTAAACGTGGCTTTGAGTCTTAATTGCATCTTGCCTCTTTCGTGTCGGGCCGTTGCCAGCGAGAATTAACTTGTTGCTACTGTGTACGCTCCACCAGTAAATACCAAATCAATGACATCTAACGCGCCGAGTTGACCGTTAACAATTGGTAGCGTTTCTAGGTAGCAGCCTGTCAATGTTGACAATGGGTTTGTGGCGCTGGTTGCAGCGCTGGTTGGTTTAAGTGTGATCGTTGTGGCTGTGCCGACCAATGCGGCAAGTGTCGCATAAGTTTCTGTGGCCGCAAAACTATTCATGAGTGAAACTGTCAAAGTGCTGTTTTCCAAACCGCCCACGTATGAGCGGTTGGTTTTTCCAAACGATGTGCTTTCCAAACTCTCAATCACGCGAGTGAGTACAGCCGAGTTGCACTGATCGGTCAAGTCAACTGCGTTAATTGTGATTACTGGGTTTGATAGGTAAGTGCTGGTGGCCATGTGGGTTACTCCTCGTTGGTGTCTTTAATAGGTTTATCAGATTTTGTGCTCTTGCTGGTGGATTTGATAAACCCACCCTCGATTAGCGCCTCAACATTAATGCCATCAGCAGGCTCAAACACATCGCCTACCTTGCCTAATCTTAATGATGCAATAACGTATGCCATGTCTAGTCCTAACTTTGTGCCTGCACATTGATGTTTAGATCATACGCTGCTAACTCGCTGCCACCGATGATGGCAATAGTTGGCCTGCCATCCGTGACACCAATATTGGCGCTGACAACTTTGGCTGCCAAGTTCATCAGGCTGCGTTGTGCATCCAAGTTGCCCGGCCCAAGAGTCAACAATCTGACCGGATACGACAGGGTAAATACGGCGCGGCTAAAACCTGTAAACGATGGCGCGTCAATGAACACACAAGGCGGTGAGATATTGCGTGGGTCTGTTACTACCTGTAAGCCTGTAACGGCGCTGAGAGTGGCTGCAAGGCTGTCTAGCGTGACGTTAAAAAGATCGGTGTAGGCAACTGGTGTGGGCATTAGGCAACCTGTGCGCGGTTGACACCTAGCAATTGTTTGATCATTGGGCTAAGGCCGTTAGAGCCGCCAGAGACCATGCCATCCATCATCGCGTAGTCTGACACCGATCCTCTTTGGCGATACAAGAAACCGCCATAGGCGCGTGTGCCGAGACCTACGGCCGTTGATGGCAGCACTGTTAATGAGTCGTGGTAGCCAGCCTCTTGCCGTCTGAGATGACAAAATGCTGACGCGGCTGCCGCACACAATGTAAGAAACGTGGCATCAGCGGCG